CGACAGGCTGAACGCTTACACCCTCGCTGGCTACGTCGACGACGAGGTATCGCCGAGCGCGCTGGCGCTAAACACAATCGCTAAAGACCTCCCAGTATCAGCGGAGTACGGCGAGCACGGCCTTCGACCCGTCCTCTGGCCATGGCTCGACGACATCGAGGCACTGACAGCCTCGGCTCATATCGTGTGCGGCACTCGCGACCCAGACACAGGCGAGTTCGGCGCTGGCTTCCTGTCCTATCTGGCTGGTGGCGTCGGCTTCACTGGCGACGCACCGCTCGGGGTGTATCGTATCGAGCACGGATACGACCCAGAGTCGACGGCCTACACCCTGACAGCGACCGTCTCGCCAGAAGACACGGCCTATGGCGCTGCTGCTATCTCGCACCTCGGCCACCAAGGCAGGGTCGAAACGAGCCAAACGCGCTGGATACAGGACACCTCGACCGCACTGTCGCTGGCCGCTGTCAGGATGCGCGCTCACTCGCTGCCACGTCGAGTCGTCCGAGTGCTCTGCGATGTCGAGCAGTACGGACCAGGCGCTGCCGACGAACTGTACTGTGGTCGGCCTGTCCTGCTGACCTGCCCCTCGCTGCATATCGACGCCGAGCCAGCTTTCGTAAGTCGCCTCGGATGGCGCGGCCCAGTGCTCGACGTGACGCTCGAACTGCGCGACGACCCGCTCTGGCGCAACATCGAAGGCCCAGCGCCAGTCGTGTCGACGACGGTGTATCTGATGGCTGTCGGCGACAATGGTAGCTCGCAGTCCTACGCGATGACCTCGACCGATGCGACCAGCTACACCAGCGTCAGCGGCCTGCCCGCCGAGGGCGTGCTAAACGCGGCAGCGCACGATGGCGACCTCGAACGCTATCTCGCAGTAGGCCAGGCAGGCGCGAGCGTGCTCGTCAGCCAGGACGGCGCGACAGTGACCGACGTGACAGTCGGAGGCACCTCCAACCGCGAAGGGGTCAGCTATCGACCAGCGTCCGAGTCAGGTGGCGCGCTCTATGTCGTGGTCGGGTCGGCTGGTCGCCTCGATTACAGCGCCGATGGAACGACCTATACGCAGGTGACAGGCTTCGGCTCGACCGGCCTCTATCTGTCGTACTTCCACACCGCGACGGGGTTCTTTGTCGGCGGCAACGGCGGCAACGTCTGGTACTCGTCGACGGGCACCAGCGGATACACAAGTGTCAGCCCAAGCGGCACCCAGCGAGTGACCGACATGGCCTGGTCAGGAACACACCTCGTGATGTGTCGCCGCTCTGGCAAGGTCGCATACGCCACACCAGCCAACGCGGCGGCAGGCACTTGGACCGAGCCGACCACTGGCGTGTCGGACCACCTGCACTCCATCGCCTCTGACGCTGCCGGTGTCGTCATCGCAGTCGGCGACGCTGGTCGAGTTCTGCGCAGCACTGACGATGGCGCCTCATGGTCGACGGTGACCTCTGGTGTCGCGACCGCGTTGCGGGGTGTCGCATATGCTGGGAGCGACATCGGCTTTGTGGCTGTCGGCGACTCGTCGGTCGTCCTGACAAGTGCTGACGGTTTGAGCTGGTCGAGCCAGAGCAGCCCAGCCACAGATGACCTCGAATGGGTCGCCACTTCTGCGGGGTATCCATGACCTACACACTGACGACAGCGGCAGACATCACCGAGCAGCGGTCGAGCCTTCTGGCCGTCGCGCCAGACTCGACCGCACTGGCCACGCATGTCGCCGACTGGTCGGCCACGCTCGACGAGGCCATCGTCGAGGTCGAGAGCTTTATCGAGTCCTATCGCGGCCCGAACCTGCGCGGCCTGCTCGACTGGTCTGACGCGCTCGCCGACGCCTATTTCGACCCTGACGACTGGACTAGCTACGCCAGCTACGTCGAGGCGCTTCCAACTGCCATCACTGTCGAGGACTGACATGCGACTCTTGCCTCTGCTTCTGCTCGCCTCCTGCGCCAAGTCTGGCGCTATCGAGGACATGCGCAGCCAGGTCGGCGCTGGCCTGCTGGTCGCCGCACCGATGGCGCGCATCATCGCGACCCAGGCCGACACTGGCGACGGCGCGGTCGGCTGCATCGTCGGCGAGACGCTTGGCGAGGCGTTCGAGGCCGCTGGCCGTCAGCTCGCGACAGGCCAGCACGACCCAGAGGCGGCGGTCGATGTCTGCGAGTGCCTGGCGCTGCGTGAGGACTGGGCCAGCATCGACATCGCGCCAGAGGTCGCCAAACAGGCCGCCAGTGCGGTCGAGGCCGTCAGCCTGTTAGTGCGCCCATACATTCGCGACTGCGAGGCGCGCGCCTGGTTCGAGGCCGCGACAGAGGCAGTGGCGGCGCTTGTCGTTCCTGTCAGTGCTGCGCTGTCGCTCGAAGGCTGCGCAGTGCCGATTCCGCCTGTAGTGCCTGACCTGGGAGTCTGCGATGTGTGACCGAGCCTATTGGCTAGACGTGGCCTATGCCGAGCATGGTGTCGCCGAGGTGCGAGGCGGCGAGAATGAGCGCATCCTCGAATATTTCCGCTCGACCACCTACCATGCAAGCGAGGATGAGGTGCCATGGTGCGCCGCTTTCGTGTCCTGGGTGCTCGACCAATGCCAGCTCGACAACCCTGCGACTGTCACAGCGCGCAAGTTTGAGAACTACGGTACCGAACTCCCAGACTGGCGACCGGGCTGCATCGGTGTCCTCTGGCGAGGCTCGCCGACTGCGACGACCGGTCATGTCGGCTTTGTCATCGCTGCGCATGGCGACCAAGTGGTGCTACTCGGCGGGAATCAGGGCGATAGGGTCGACCTCGCGATATATCCACGCTCGCAAGTGCTATCATTCAGATGGCCGACAGCGAAGGGTGCGACATGAGCGAGACACCGAGCCCGCAGCCAGTACCGAAAGAGGCGACACCAGTGGCACCGCTACCCCTTCCTGCGCCAGTCGCGCAGCTCACGAGCCTGTCAGGACTCGGCAACGTCGGTGTGCTTATTGCCGCTGTCGCGCTGATGTGGTCGCGAGTCGACGCCATCGAGGCTCGTTTCGATGACCTCGACATGAGGCTCGACAACATGGCAGCCCAGGTGTCAGAGCTGTCGACGGCGATGCGCGTCCAGATGGTGCAGCAGGTCAGCGTCGAGGCGTTTAGCGAGCTAGAGCGGCGCGTTACCGTCCTCGAATCCAAGCAATGACGAGCGCGGTCGAGGCCGTCGCCAAGGCTGTCGAGGCCATCGCAGCGGCAGCCAAGCGCGACCCCATCGCGCAGCGCATCGCAGCCGAGTCGCGAGCCGTCGCGAGGCTCAACAGGCGGCGACCTCGATGGCTGCGCCTGGTGCGCGAGGCGACAGCGCGACTGGTCGAGGCCGACCGAGCAGACGACGAGGATGGCATCGTGGGCGCCGTCCTCGACCTGTCTGCGCTCGGTATCGACCTGGCAGAAGTGGAGCGCGCTCGACTGCTCGCCAAGCGGCTCGCTGCTGACTAGGCTTAGCCTATCACCAGGGCGACATAGATACAGACACGTCGAGACCGTTGTCGATTTCGACGTGTTGAGCCTCGCGCATTTTAGCCAGGATAGCGTCGAATACTATTTGGATATCCGATTCAGTCTCGCCATCCTCTCGCAGCCATTTGGCCCATCTTTCCAGGCTTTCACCTTCGACTGTAAACACGCGACCGATGGTGTCAGTGATTTCGATTCGCTCGCCAGACTTGGCCTCAACTCGCCGAACAGTAATGATGCGCCTCGTGTTGATAAGCGTAACTGCCTCGGGTCCACTGACTGCATGGTCTAGCGTTCTCCAGCTTGCGCGAAATCCTAATATGCTCATTCTTGCTCCCCTAGTCTACCGAGCAGGCGCTCGATTGTTTGCTCTAGCTCATGGATGCGCAGGTGTAGGCCATCGACCTCGACTGCTGGCAGGCCAAGCCGCTCGCGACAGGCGGCGACCGTCGAGCGCGAGACGCCGAGCAGCTTGGCGGCCTGTCGGTCTGGCAGGATGCCAACAATGTCGGCGACCTCTGGCCGCTGGTCCTCGATGCGTGGTCGACCGCGACTCATGGCGCACCAGTCGCAAAGCGGACGGCAGACACCCAGGACACCGCGATAGCCCAGAGCACCAACAGCCTGACAACTGTCTCGAAGAACTGGTTTTCATTGTCGCTCATCCTTGCTCCCTTGCAAGCAGTCGCCGCACTCGGCGCGCATCAGCCACGTCGCACGGCATCGTAGCCCGCGACAGCAAGTAGCCGACCTCGGTGAGACAGATGACGTCACCATCGAGCACGATGGCGCCTGCTCGCTGGGCTCTCCTGATGGCCTTGTGCCCGTACATGTGACCAACCAAGGCAACCGAGGGGTGGCGCTGTAAGGCCCTCACAAGCTCTGACAGCTTCATTCCTCACCCCCATCGGCGAACAGGCCAGGCATCGGCTCCGGGTCGCTGTCGGTGTCGCCTTCGAGCAGGGTCAGAGGTGGCGGCGGCATCGGCTCGCGAGCCTCGCGCATGTCGCGTAGTTCGGCCTCGATGTCGACCTCAACGGCCTTGCGTAGCTGGTGCGCAGCCTGGCCAGTCATCGGCACCGCGCCGCCTGCAAAGAGCTTCCGAATCGCGCACTTGCGGGCCATGCGGGCGAAGTGGGTCGACCATGGCGAGAACCTGCGCGAGCCACCAGCCTTGCGTCGCTGGTCGATTTCGTCGCGAGTGCACCACTCCGAGTAGGTGCCACCGTCGTGCGTTGTGACGATGACATAGCTGGCGACCAGTGCATCGTCTGACCTGTCGAAGTCGCGCGCCAGGCTCGGCACATGTCGAATCGAGACGCCAGACGGGTCGATGCTGATGGTGAAGTCCTCGCCGTCATAGACGACACCCGCATAGATGGTGCGGACATTGCCAACGCGGTGCGCGAGTTCGAGAAACCCTTTGTAGCCGACAAGGAACGTGAGTTCCTGGCTGCCTGCCTGCTTGCTCCACCGAGGTATCAGCCAGGCATGTCCTGTCGTCGTCGATGGTTCGAGGCCCAGCTCGGCACAATGCAGAAGGCACATGGCGACCGAGGTCGGTGTGCACTCCAAGATTTTCGGGTTCTTCGGCACCAAACCCATGACGAGTTTGGTCAATCGCTCGCGCTGCTCTGGCTGCGCCAGGAACGTCGCGCACCTATCGTTGACGACCTTCTCGACGTAGTTGCTAAAACCTTGCCGCTTTGTGAGTTGATTACCCATGTCTTTGCTCCCTTTTCGATTCTTTTAGCATGTGGCCGATTATTCTGCACGCTTGTCCTGCACCGTCAGGCGGCGAGCCTGGTGCGCGCTGACCTTGACCGACCCACCGCAAGGCAGGCCGAGCCGATACATGTCGCCGATGCCGTCGAGCAGCGTGTTGCGTGCAACCTTGGCCGTGCTGCTGGCCTCTGCCTCGGCGCGCTTGGCCTCTGCATAGCGGTAGGCCGCTGCTGCCTCCTCTGGCGTCGCATCCCTGCTGGGCCGCTTGGCTGCTGTCTTGGCCCAGTCTGGCGGCGCTGGGTTGGCCCAGTCTGCATGTCGGCTGCACTCGTCAGAGTCGTCGACCTCTGGCACCTCATCGCCAACGAGGTAACGCTCGCGCCAGTCGCGCAGCCTGGTCGCCAAGCGTGCGACGGCCTGTCGCACTTCTGACCCAGTGGCACCGCGTTCGAGGCGATACGAGCGCAACTCGAACCAGGGAAGCATGGCCACCAAGGTCACATGGTCGAGGCTGGGCACTGCTGCGAGCTGGTGCAAGCACTGCACGACCCATGCCTGTACTGGGAAGCTCGCCATGTCCATCGCGCCGCTCTCTGGCAGCGTTGGCGCGACGGCGGCGCTAAACACGACCTTCACCTCGAAGTGCCCAGTGGGCGCCTCTGGCGGTCCCTCGGTCGCGTCTGGCGACATGCGCAGCCAACTGATTCGAGGGTGCTGATAGACAGTGTGCTGATGGTGCAGCAAGTCGAGGCCATGCCGCTGGGCATACATGGCCACCACAGCCGGTTCGAGGTGCTTGCCATCTTGCGCAGCCTGGCCGACAGGCTTGACGAGGTGCGGCGCCTTGTGTGCGGCCCAGACGCGCCAGGGACCGCCGTATCGGCTGACACCGAGGATGCTGGGTGCGTCACTGGCGCCGATGCCATAGCCATGGCGGCGCGCTTCGAGCCATTGTTGGTCAGTAGTCACCGTAGCTTTCCTCGGTCAGCTTCACGCAGTCGCGCACCGCCTCGTTCATGTCGATAAGCGTCTCGAAGTAGAAGTCGTCAGACACCGACTCAGCGAGCAGCGTGTCGTCGTCGCCTTCAACCAGGCGCAGCCTGACTGGCCCGTTGTGGTCGGCGAAAATGTCGAGGCCTCGCTCGGTCGACAGCACTGCGCCGTCGATGAAGATGTAGAGCCGCTGTTCTAGGTCGTAGCTGGGAAGGCAGATGGTAATGTCAGCCGTCCAGACCATGTCGTCAGGGTCGACGAACTCTAAGTTCCTGACATTGACTTCGGCCCAGTGGTTGAAGGTCTTGATAGGCCACTTGATGTCGACGAGTGCCCAGTGGTCCTCGTCGCACTCGCTGACCTCGGTCCAATACGGCTTGAGGTAAATCGTCATGTTTTCTGCTCCCTGTTTGGTGTGAGCATGTTATACCCTAGTGCAAGACGCTCTACAAGCGTTATTCGTACAAACTCGAAAAAAAATAGAAAGGGGAGCAACAATGCCCAGCATTACCAAGCAGGAAGCGCGCACCATCGTCGGCGACTGGCTCAAAGCCAAGCGCACCGAAACCGGCCTCGGTCGAGTCCGCTTCGTGCGGCACCTCGAAAACCTCGGCTGTCATGGCGTCGGCGAGGGTCTGCGCTTCTGGGAGTCAGGACGCCAGATGCCTGACATGGGTCTTATCGGTGACCTGCTGCGAGTGCTCGAGCCCGTCGCGAGCGAGCGACACCGCATCCTGGCCGCTCGCCTCTACATGCGGACAAGCGACCTCGACAGCCTGCTCGACCTTTAGGCTGGGCCTGGGTCTTGCAGGTCGTCAGGCATGTCGACGACAAGGCACAGCAGCACGACGCCGTCAGGCTTGGTGGCGATGTGCGCAGCCTCAAAGGTCAAGGCATGGCCTGCCGCAAGCACGTCGACGAGCTTCGCGACCTCTGCCGGTCCCTCGCTGGTCAGTGGTATCGTGAGCACTCGTCGCATGATGACCTCCAAAGAAAACGCGCCGACAGCGGAGTGTACTGTCGACGCGCACCTATCAACCCGCTGCGACTCTATCAGAGGCAGCAGCAAAACACCAAGAGCACCGCATGTCGTTCTTTGCCGTCGACCCTGATGACTGGCGCCTCGCGCGCCTCGAACTCGCTGGTGCGCTGGTCTGGCCTCACGGCCTGGCCGTTGCTGACCTGCGCTACCTACAGGACCAAGCCATGCGACCGCGCGGTCGATTCCCAAGCTCGCGCCAGCTCGCTCGCGACTGGTCATGGTCGCAGTCGAAGGTGCGCCGACTGCTCGCCGATGTCGACGCCTGGTCTGACCCCTTGAAGCGCGACGCCTGGGACGCCTGGTACGTCGAGCATCGGTACGGCAGGAAGCGCGGTGACTCACTTGTGACTCAGTCGCGACTCACTTCCGAATCAGTTGCGACTCACTCGCGACTCACTCGACCAGCGTCGAAAGTTGACAATGACGAAAACGCGACTCACTCGCGACTCACTGACGACTCACTTGTGACTCACTCGCGACTCACTAGTGACCACACGCGCGCAATTACACAACCACAACCACAACCACAACCACCTCCACCTTCACAAGAGACAGAGACACCAGTCTCGCGAGTCTGGTCGCACTATCGCGAGGCATGGCGTCGAGTCCATGGCGCGAGCCTCGGCAGGCAGGCGCCAAAGCGGGGCGGCCTCGCGACCGTCATCAGAGAGCACGGCGAGGCCAAGGCCGTCGAGCTGGTCGACTGGTGGGAGCAGAGCGACGACGACCGAGCGACTTTCCTGCGCGAGCGGCGCATCGGCCACACTACGCTTTTCCGGCCTGCCAAGGCTGCCAGCTACCTCGACGAATGGGTCGCAGCCTGGCGCGATGGCCAGGCGCAGCGGTTCACCTCGACGCCCAAGCCTGACGCGCTGCCAAGCTTCGCGAGACGCTTTCGTGTCTTGCAGGGTTCAAAGGCCGATGTCATAGAAGGCGAATAAATATTTCCGCAACATGGTTGCACTCTGCTCTCTAACGTGTGTATAAGGTGAACACACCAGACAGGGAGCAACCATGATTACCTTCGACACCGACGAGCACGGCTATGTCACCGCCACGCTCGCCATCGAGACGCCTCGCGGCACCATCGCAGCGACCGCATATGCCAAGACCAAGCAGGCCGCTCGGTCGCAGGTCGAGGCGCAGCGCGCGACGCTGTACGAGGTGCTGACCGCCTATGGCATCGACGCCGAGCACCTGCGTGGGGGTGCACAATGAGCGCGTACCAAGACCTCGGCATCGTGTTTGGGTATCAGCCAACGCGCAGCGCCAAGCTGAACGTGCGAGCTGGCTATGGTGACCCTGTGGTCATCGAGGCTACTGCGCCGACCACTGGCACCGAGCAAGAACTCGTCTGGGACTTGCTTCTGATGCTCGAAGGCGTCGAGGCCACGCTTCGAGCACTCGGCCAGACTGAGGCAGCAGACCGCGCCGAGCAGCTAGGCGGCGACATCTATGACGTCTGGCAGCGCGTCGAGTTCCCTAGCCTTTACGCGCAGGACGCACGCTGATGGCCAGCGAGCGAGGCATAGCCGAGGCCATCGAGCTACTGGTCGCCGCTGGCTGCACGATGCCGAAAGCGACCTCGGTGGCTGCCATCGGCGTCGCCTGGTCGGTGGTCATGCCTGATGTCGACGACGATAGGCTTATGGCTGCGTGTCTACTGTACCTGCGAGGCCCACAGTCGGCCTGGTGGCCTAAGCCTGGGCAACTGCTCGACCTGCTGCGAGGCGGTCAGGACGACACCAGCGGCGAGGACTGGGGCCACCTTCGAGTCCTGCGTCGCATCCATGGCGCGACAGAGCCAGCCAAGCCCAGCGACCCGCACGTATTCGCGCTCGCGACATGTCGAGCAGAGGAGCAGGCGCGATGGCTTGGCCTGGTCGAGTGTGGTGGCTGGTCGACCTTCGTGCGAGGTGGCGACATCGGCGCGTTCCGTCGAGGCTATCAGCGCGCCATCGACAGCGCGCGCACCCAGCTCGACAAGCCTGGCCACTGGCCTGAGTCGGTGCGCGATACCGTGTCGGCCTGGGTCAAGCTCGCCGACTATGCATCGGCCTGGCGCGACCTGCGACTCGTCGCCGAGGCATGTGGCGCGGCAGTGCCTCGCGACCCTCACAAGCCGCTGCCGTATCGGCTGCATCAGGACCAACGGCGCGAGCGCGCCATGTCTGCCGGTCTGGCTGCTGCTGGTGGCTGGCGCGAAATCTGGCCAGATGGCGCAACCATTCCAGAGAACCTGCGAGCCTCTGACGCTGCCAACCGTCGAGCGTTCTGCGCTGCCTACCGCGCAGCTATGCAGCGCACCGAGCGACGCAGCGAGGCCACCAAGGTCGCCGCACTGGTCGACCTGACATCAAGCGCGCTGGCACTGCCAGACCACATGAGGGAGCTAACATGAGACGACACGACGAAATCATCGCGCTAAAGATTCGAGCCGAGCGACTGACCAAAGAGGTGCGTGCGCTTCGCGACAAATGCGACCAACTACAGGCCGCACTCGACTCGCGCATCCATTCACCGACTCGGCACTTCGAGCAACTGGTCGACCTCGACCTCGCTGTCGCCGAGTGGTCGCGCCTGCCTTGGTGGCGTCGCTGGCTGGCCTCGCCTCGCGACTTTGTGACCGAGGTGGCCGCGTTGGAGGCTGCGCCATGAACGAAGACCTAGCCCGCCGAGCCGTCGCCTGTAAGCACTGGCGATGGTTGCCGGGGATGCTCGCAGACAGCGATTGCTATGGGTCTTGGCGTCTGTATCAGTCAGGCCCGCATTTGAGCGCATGTGGCGAACGCGGCGGATACGCAGCAGCGTGGGACGCTATAGCAGACGGCGAAGGAATCGACGCCTATCCGG